GCAGCCTATAACGTTGGCCAATTGATGTAAAACGTTGCTGCCATCTGTTGTTAGCTGTGCCGTCATCAAAAGATGTAAGGGTGCCATCGCTTGTAGCAACGGTAATAATGTACTCCCCATAAATCGTCCCCTCATCCTGCCGATACCAGGAGCTGAAGTTCGCCCCCGTGATGCTGGCAACGTCCGCGCTGCGGGTGGCTGCGGCGGTGGTGGTGGGGATGTAGCTGGTGGGGAAGGCTCCGGCTTCTAGTTGGGCGGCCCAGAAGTAGAGGCCATGGCCGTTAATGCCTTGGTAACTGGTTAGACCAGCGTCATCCGCCATGCGAATGAAGACGGCGCTGGCAGACGGTGAAGCTGTTGTCGTGGCAGTAACTCTACACCTGTACCAGTTATTTCCTACTGCCTGAATGGACGCAATTGCGGGCGAATTGGGAGGGAATAAAACAGTACCAGTGTTAAGGTTAAAGGTTGCAACACGCTCGCTGTTTACCCAGTTTCCGGCAGTGCCGAAAAGAATGTCAAAGTTAAATCGTTCACCTGCTTTAGCGTAAAAGGTGGCTGTGTATTGGGTATTTCCAACCCATGTAATTGCAGCGGAATTCAAAATGTGTTGGCTGTTGGCTGTACTTTCAATCAGCTTGCCTGCTGTCGTAGTGCCATCAGGCGCGGCAATGGCATTGGCAGTTACGGTTGTTTCTGTCTTTACCCAATAAGCATTAGAGATATCTGCGCTTTGCTGAACAAGGTTTGTCCTCTGCTCCTCCACCAGCAGGCCCAGGCTCTCGCCGGTCGTGGGGTTGTGGTCAAACCTCGGCACATCCACAGCCGCCGTCTGCAGCGTTCCCGCGCTGTCGATGAAGGTCGCGGTGCTGGCGCGGGTGAAGGCGACGAGGGGGCCGACAGTCTTGGTGACGGCGAAGTTGAGGTCGAGGCTTGGCACCGCTTGCGCAGCGCGCGCCAAGCTATCGCCGGCCCATCCTGGCGTCAGCACATAGCGGAAGACCGGCGCGCCAATCATCAGAATCCAGCCTCAAGCACTTTGACGCGCAGCGTATAAGCGGTGCCGCTGGCAGGCGTATAGGCGCCCAGGGTCTCTAGCACTGCGTACAAACTGGATGACGCCGGCTGCAGCTTCATGATGCCGCCCTGGTAGTAAGCTTGCACGCGCAACATAGAACCACGAACAGCAGGCGTGCCAAGGTCGTAGCTATCCTGCCATGCTGCAGCATCAGATGTCGTGAAGGTATAGGCAGCGTTGTCAAGAATTGCGGTAGGCGCCGCCGAATACAAATGCACGCGGAATCCGGCCATGCCGGATGGCACCGTCGTATTGTTAATCAGCAGCTGGATCGACTGCACAAATACAAACGAAGACGAACTTGCAGCGCCGGTCAATTCATGGATCGCGCTAGTTGCACTGCCGATCACATCGCCAGCGGTATAGGCGGTCGTGTTCGCCGGTCGGGTGAACGTGATGCTCGGAATGCTGGCGATGGCCATGGTGCAGTAGCAATTGGCCTCAGTCTAGGAAAGGCCCCAGCTCAAGCCGGGGCCATCATTGAACAGCTCAGCCGTACTTCTTCAAGCCGAAGCCGAAGCATGTAACAGCGCTAGAAGCGGTGCCCGTCTCAGCCGTGCAGCTCAGGCGGATGTAACGCTTCAGGTCGTCGTGGTTGAGCGTCTTCACTTCCTTGTAGGCAGCGTTGCCGATCGCAGTGAAGGTGCCGCCGGTCACAGCAGTGAACGTGCTGTTGTCGGAAGATTCCTCGATGCGGAACGTCAGATCAGCGCTGGCGCCAGCAGCAGTGCCGGCCAAGATGATCTGAATGTCGCCGTCGTACTCAAGGAGATCGACGCCGGTCTGGTTGCCGGTGGCGGTGATGGTGGTAGTAGCCAGCAGCGTGAAATGCTGCAGCTTCTCAAGCGTCTGCTGATGGATGGCCATTGGTCCTCTTGCGGGATGGTTTGCGGAAAGGCTGCGGGCAAACTGCCGGGACCGGGTCCACAATCGGAGCCGGCTGCGCTTTGCCCATGTTGATCAGGGCGATGGCGTCCGATTGCTCGGTATCAACCACCTGCCCTGCCTTGACAGCCACGCCCCTGATGGACGTGTCCTTAAGGATTTGAATCAACATCAGAGGGTGTTGTTGCCGCGGCAGAAGCCCTCGGGATGACGGACCGCAAAGTCCACATCCTGCAGGGCCACCACGCGCACGGTGCCGCTGGTGCTGTGGGTGTAGGGATCCACGGTGAGATCCAATCCACTCCACATCGCCATGATCAGCTGGCTCCACACCGCGAAGAACACATCGCCAGACTCAACCTGATTGCTGACGACGGCGCTGTAACCGTTGACGGTGCCGCCAGGCTCGAACACGTAGGCGCCGGTGTCGGTGCCCTTGTCCTTGGTCTTCAGGTTGCCGCGCATGGTGGCGTTCATCAGATACGCCATGGCGCCGATGTCGGCGTTGTCCGCAGCGATCTTGGATTCCATGCTCACCACCTCGGTATATGTCGGGGTGGCGGCACCGAAGTCCTCGGTGTTGATGCCGGTGGTCAACTTGATGCCAAGCGGCTGGCTGGTATTGCCCAGGCCGTAGAGGCCCACGCGGTCGATCTCAAGCGCCAGCACAGTGGCGAGATCCTGGCGGATCATCTGCTCCACGTCGATGCTGGCCTGCAACATCAGGCGGCGGCTGTAGTCGGTGAAGGCGCCAACCGTCTTGGGCGACAGGTTGACCTGATCGACAGTCTGCTGGCTCTCGGTGGGCGAACCCGATTCAGCCACCCAGTAGGCGGTCGCCGCAGCCGTCTGGCGCGGGATAGCCACGTTGCCGGTCAATCCGGTCAGGCTGGTGACGCCAAGGCCGGCCAGTGCAGAGCGGTTGCGCAGCAGCTCGATAAAGCTGCCGGGGCGGAAGTCAGTGCCGACCAGATCGCCAGCGCCAGATGCGGTACCAACGGTCAGATCACGGCGCAGCACCTCGCTCGGCACCATGATGCCCTGAGCAACCTTGCCGGCGCGTGCGGCGGCAGCCTCGGAGCACTCGCGCTCGAATGCCGCGGCTTCCTGCAGCTTGCGGTCGCCAGGGTTGGCCAGTGCGTTGATTGCACGCTGGAAGCTGAACTCCCGGGTTTCCTTGGCGCTGAGACCAATGTCGCCAGCGGACTCGCTGACAGGCTGCGCCTTGCTGCCAAGCTGATCAAGCACGGCAGCGCGAGCCTCATCAAGGCTGCGGCCGGATTCGATCAGCTGGCGGCCAAGGTCAGCCATGCCGTGCTTCTCGGTGATAGCAGTGATGCCAGAGATGCGGGTGCGCTCAGCCTTGGCAGCCTCTGAAGCCGCTTCAGCCCGCACCGCCATCAGATCGGTGGTGGTGTCTTCCATGTCGGTAGAAGTTGGGACAAGTGATGCGGCTGTGGCCGCGACCGGAGCATCCAGTGAACGCCCTACTCCGATTGTAGGGTCGGCAGGAATTGACACTAGCGATAGCTCGTGCGCGCTCCATCGCGTCACGATAAAGTCTTCTCCTCGTTGCTCCATATCGTTGATCGCATAGCCGAAGCTCACATTGCGCAGCACGCCATCACGAACATCATTCATCACCTCCTGCGCAAATGGATTGCGACTCATACGCACCCGCGCGTAGCCGCGCTTCTGGTCTTCATCCACCCATGCGCGCTCGACCACGCCGATCAGCTTGTCCGGGTCATGGTTGAACAGCAGCGGCGCGCCATCGTTCAACCGCGCAAGGTCTACGGCCTCGCGGGTGTGGGCCAGGATCTCATTGCCGAAGTAGCGCGCAACGGGATACTCACTTGAAAATGGGAACTCAAGCGTGCGGTCATCTTCTGCGATCTGCGCTGATCGAGTGAATGCCACCGGCGCTGAACGCTGCATCCGCTCGCCGGTTGCCACCTCAAACAGGATCTCCTGCATGTCATTGTCGCTCAACCATTGCCGGGCCTCGTCGGTGCTGAATCGTGCCGCGTCAAAGCGAATGGCCTGCAGCTCAGTATTGCCATCCTTGATCCCATAGATGAAATCAACGCCAGGGCCGCCTTCATCATTCACGCGCCGGATCTCATCGTATTGATCAGGATCGGTCAATCGCGCCGCGTGCTCATTGGGATACGGTCGTTCCATCGTGCGATCTTGCAATGCCTTAATCCTATCGGCCTTGGATGTAGACCAACTTTGGCCAGCATCGCCGCCCCAAGCGGCCCAGGCGACGCGGCCCGGTGATGGGTAGCCGTCTTCGCCTTGGCTGAAACCTTGCCCTTGCTTGTCGACTTCATGCCGCGCAAACCATGCAGCCATGGTGATCACGGTGTCGGGCGACAGCTCATCACCACTCAGGATCTGCGATGCTCTGGTGGCTGCCACATCAGTGCCGCCCTGCTCGCCATCGGCTTTCCACGCGCGGTAACGCTCAGCTTCCTCGCGCATTCCAGCGGTTGGCATCAGGCTGATCTCGGTGCCGTTGACGTTGGCCATTAGGCAGTCTCCTCAGCGGGCGGTTGCGTCTCTGGGTATGGCTGCATCTGCTGCAGGCCGGCGCCTGTGACTTGCGTCGGATCACTGTCCACAACGATGCCCATCTGATCGAGCATTGCCAGCTCTGACTGTCGCGCTAGCAGCAGCTCATCAAGATCCCCGCCCTGCTCTGCAACCACCTCGCCCAGCGTCTTGAAGCCGCACCGCACCGCTTCCTTGTATGCGGCCACTTCCTTGGCAGGGTCAACCCATGCCCAGCCGCGTGGCATCCAACGCGCGGCCTTGAAGCGATCGGGTGCCAGCTCGTAGCCGGGCAGCGATAGCGCATTGCTCAGCACTGCCAGCTCAATCCACTCGTGGAACACGCGGCGGTGGAAGTTTTCGATCATCCACGATTGCAGAATGCGCCAGTGGTCACGATCTTCAATCAGGCTCAACCGGCTACTGCTGTAGTTGGTCTGGCTGAAGTCGCGCGAGATCGTCTCGTAACTGCATCCGATGCCTGCAGCCATGGCGCGCAGCATCGCGCGCAGGAACGGCTCGAACTGACCATCGGGGCTATCCAGGCTCGGCACCGTGACAGATTCGCCGGGATTGAGGTATTTGAAGACCCCGGGTTCAAAGTTTGAGACGCGCTCGCCGTCCATCACGTCATCACCGATCAGCTCGCCCTCAGGGCTGGTGATGAAGCCCATCAGCGCACTGCTGGCTCGAGCGCGCACCACCTCGGCCTGCTCGTAACCCGCCAGGTGATGCAGTCGCTGGATTGCACTGGCAAACCATGTGACGCCTCTCGTCTGGCCGGGCCTTTCGGCGCGGTAAAGGTGAATGATCTCCTCGGCCGGGATGCGCTTGTGGCGCTGCGTGCTGATCTGCTGGTTGCTGAACTGGTAGTCGCCGGGGTGATACGCCAAGAAGTGATACGCAATCGGCCTGCCCCAGCCGTCCACCTCCACGCCCATGCGGATCTCGTTGCCCTGCTGGCTGCGGCCATTCAGGCCATCATCCAGCTGGTCCGCCTCGATCACCTCCATCGCCAGCGGGATGGTGCTGCCGCCAAAGCTCTGCCGCACAAGGCGGATGAACACCTCGCCGCTCTCGGCGCAGGCGCGGATCACTAGCCGTTCAATGTCGGCAAAGCTCAGTTTGCCGCCGGTGTGGCAATGCCGCGCAGTTGTCCATTGCCGCCATGCCGCCTCGATGGCATCGTTCACCTGGGTGTCAAGCCTGCCGCCGCGCTGCATCCGCACCTGCGACTGAAACGGGATGCCCTGCCCGATCACGTTGCCCTCGATCGCGCGCAATGCCTGCCGCGCGTAGTCGTTGTCCCTGCACAGCTGCCGCGCGCGATCGCGCAGTTTCTGCGCGCTGCCGTAAATCTCGCTGTCGGCGCTGGTGTTGCCTGTCACCCAGTCAGCAGTCAACCTGCTGAACTGCGCGCCTTGGTACATCCGCCGCCGCGGTGCTGATGGTGCCGCCTGTTGTCTGCGCTTCTTGGCCATCAGCTGAATCTCACGAATAGGTTGTGCGGATTGCCCAGGCCATTGGCCGCCAGCTCGGCAGCCTGCTCACGCTTCACATCAGCTTTGAGCTTGGCCTCCAGCTGCAGCAAGCTCTCCAATCTCATCTTTGTCAGATTGCGGCTTCCAATGCTGTACTGCTGCACAGCGCCGCCTGCAATCATCGCGCGGATTGCAGCCTGCACCGCATCGAGATCCTGCTGCGCCTGGCTGCGGCCATCAAACGCGCCAGGCGATCCGGCGTAGTTCAATGCCGCCAGTACATCAAGCTGACCAGCACCGAGCGTCAGCTTCTCGCTGCCGGCAGTTGCAATCGCCTGCCAGTACCACTGCCCTGCGTCGAAGCCAGCACTCGTGGCCGCGGTAATGGTCAGCTCCCACCCTTGGCCATAAGCGGTGCCGGTGATCGTTGCGCCTTCGCTTGCAGTATTGGTGCGCAAGTAATAGGTCAGCGCCCAGGTGCCGCTAGTGACGGCATTGCCAAACGCATCCACGCTGGCATCATCCCGCCACTTCACCGTGTCGCCGGCTCGGATTGTCGCAGGGATGTTCACCGTTACCAGTTGCTAAGGAAGGCTGCGCCAGCCTTAGCTGATCTTAGCGATGGCTTAGCGCGTGCTTCTGCTGGCTTGTCCAGCTGATCCCATATCGTCTTTCGGTCGTAGCGGGTGTAGAGATGGCACAGCGCGGCATAGGCATACACCAAGCAATCCAGCGCCTCGTTGCGCGCTGATGGCTTCTTGACCCATTCGCGCACCGGGAACCCTGAGCGGTTGTATCGCATCACCTGCTTCTCGGCGGTCAGCTGCTCGAAGTAGTCAACCGTTGCATCCATGTGGAAGTGCAGGTAGCCAGGCCCAGGCTCGCTATGCCTGATCCGGCCGAACAGCGTGGTCTTGATCGTGTCGCTGCCGACCGGATGCACCACTGCGCCGCGCTTCATGGTCTGGCCTTTGGCGTTGAGATCCACCCGGCTGCCCTTGCCGATCGGTGGCTTGCCGCGCTGGCTGGCGCCTTTGATCGCAATCACGCCCTGCCTGCCGCGTTCGCGTGCGTACTGATAAACCTCCGCCGTGAAATGGCCGCCGCTGTCGATCGCTACCACATGCGGCCGGATGCCATGCCCCTGCGCGTGCGGCCACTCGCGTAGTACCAGCTGATCCAACTGCTTCCAGAGGTCTGCGCGGCTCGGGTCACCGTGGATCTCCTGGTGATCCAGCAGCCAGCCTTCCTCATCGCGGCCCCACGCCCAGACGCTGATCGCCAGGCGGTTGTCCTGCACGTCAACGCCGACCGTGATGGCCGACGCACCATCTGGCACAGTGCCGGGTTTGTAATGCTCGCAGCGCTCCAGCAGGCCGCTGGCGCTCACCTTGCTGGCGTAGTCCTCTGCGAACGTCTCAGCCAGCCGCGTATTGACGAAGCTCTTGAGCATCGGCGCATCCGCCTTGCTGCGCATGAACTCGTCAACCATGTCGCCCCAGCTCAGCCAACCGAGCGGTGAATAGAGTCCACTCAGCTGAAAGCCAGCAGTCTTGCCGCCATCGCCAAGCGCAGTGGCGCGCCATTCACCACCGCGCAGCAGGGCAGGCTTGTGCAGTTCCCCGAATCGCTCTTTGCACGCTTCGCATTCATACGTCGCGCTGCCCGGATCATCCTTCTCCCACTTGAGCTGCGACCACTTGAGCCATTGCATCGCGCCGCAGCTTGGGCATGGCACAAAGTAACGGCGCTGATCGCTGCGCTCGTATTCCGCTTCGATGCGGCTGAAGTCCTTGATAGTTGGCGTGCTGGTCAGCAGGATCTTGCGCCGCGCGAACGTCGTCGCCCGTTTCTCGGCCAAGCTGACCGGATCGCCCTCGCCGTCAACGTCCAACGGGAAGGCGTCCACCTCATCGAGGAAGATGTAGCGACACGGCGTCGATCGCAGCCCGGTGGCTGAGTTACTGCCGGTGAGCAGGAGCATTCCGCCCGGAAACTCCTTGCTGAACATCGTATTGCCACTGTCCCTGCTGCGGCTTGGCGCGATCCGTTCCGCCAGCACTGGCGTATCGGTGATCATGCTTTCGAGGCGCTGCTTGCTCAGGCGCTTGGCCATCTCAACTGTGGGTTGCACCGCCAGCAGTGGGCCGGGTGCATGATGGATGACATAGCCGAGCCAGTTGCTACCGGCTTCGGTCTTGCCGGTCTGCGCTGCGAACATCATCACCACGCGCTGCACGTTACTGCCCGTGCTCAGGCAGTCCATCGGTTCGCGCAGGTATGGCGTCCTGCTGGTGCGCCATGGGCCAGGTTCGGCACTGGCCTTGCTGCTCAGCATTCGGTACTGATCAGCCCACTCGCTGACCGTCAGCTGCGCATCAGGTCGCAGCCCATCGAGGAAGCCGCCGCGGTATGCGTTCATTCACTTAGCTCCGACAATGCCGC